TTACACTCCCTACTTTACCAAGTTGTGCATTTACAGGTGTAGGTACAATAGTTAATACATTATTTTTAATATAGTAAACAGGGCTAGTTAAAGTTGCTCTGTGTAAACTATCTGGGTCACTATATGCTCCCGCCATAGAAGGTTCACCTTCAATACAAGGTCTATCAATAGCACCGTCATTTCTTAAAACATAGTCTAACGACATTACATTTGTTAATGCTAGTGTTGGTGCTGCAGTATTTAAATCTGTATTAGCTGACAATCTTTCTCCCATTTCAGGGTTAGTCAACACTATAGAATAAATATATCTTACACCATCTTTTGCAAACTGCAATGCTTGTGCAGTAATGTCTGGAGTATCTATGTCACCAGTGTATGCTTCTATTTCTGTTTTAATACTCATTTACTTTCCTATTTAACTATTTTTTTGTATGCGTCTTTGTACATATTAACATTTTTTTGACCTTGCAATTCCATCTTTTTTGTCATAGGGTCTCTCATTAAATTATTTGTACTTGCTTGCTGTTGACCGTAAGACTTGCTTACTTTTGCAGGTTTCGTAGTTCTAGTAGTAGCTCCTGGTCCTCTACCGCCTTGTTTGTATTTTGATGGAACAAGTTTACTTTCTTTTTTCATGCCTCTTAAAACATTTAACACTTTCTTTGTTGCTTTTTTAGCCATAGGTGTTTTAGATAACATCTTCGCACCTCTTAATAATGCTCCTGGATTTGCCATAATATTCTCCTTTTATTTAATATTTAAAATTTTTTGGGGGAGTATATTGCAACTCCCCCGTATTCAACTATTAGCTAAATTTCAAGATAGCGTGTGTTTCAGGTAGTTGAATTTCAAGACCTGCTTCTGTAAGAATCATGTCTCTTCTGCCGTCAACATCGTTGTTTTGAATGTTAGTTAATATCTGAGTATCTCTTGACTCACCATTACCAGCTAGTGGTCTGTAAGCTACGTTGTTTAAATCAACAACGATAGCGTGGTTTGCCCAAGGACCTCTTAGTAGTGGTTCCATAACAAAGTTAAGAGTACCATATAGGGTATCTACTTGTGTTACGTTAACACCATTAAACAGTGATTGTCCTTTATCTATAGATACACCATAGTTTGATGAAGTTGGTACGCCATCTGCTGCCGCTCCTACTCCTGCACTCATAGTATTTCCTAAGAAAGAACTACCACCTAATTTGTTAAGCCAGTTCATGATTGAACGTGAAGCAAGTACCATTTTACTGCCACCTGCACCAGATTCTGCATCAAAAATATCTGACATAGCATCTACAAAGTCATCATATCCTGATGAAGCATAAGTAAATGTTTTTACTCTACCGTAAATTTCGGTGTATGGTAAGATACCCCAAGTTTTACGTGCAGCGTCTGTTGAACTTTCATCAGTTACACCATAACCGAATAGTAAAGCATTCTCAATGTCCATCTTATGTTCCATAAGTTTTTCTTGATATACTCTCATGTATTCGTTAGCGTCACCTCTGTAGCGTGTAGCTAAAGAAGTACCAGAAAATAGAGGTACAACAGTTTTGAAGATTTGAGCATATCCTTCTCTTGAGAAGAATTCATCTCTCCAACCACCTGCTGGTGCTGTATCGCCTTCTAAGTATGCTGAACCAATTACTTGTCCATCACCATTGTCTGCAAATACTAAAGTATCTCCAGATGCATAAGTTGATATTTCACCATTTTCAACACCTGTTTTTACAGCTTTAACATATGCTGCATTAATAGATGTATCTGTTGTGTTTTGTGTTACACCTGTAATTCTGTAATAAGCAATTACTGGTGATGCTGAACTTGATAAAGTAGCTGTTGCTTCCATAGCAATCATTTGTCCTACTTGTAAAAACTCAGCTTTGTATTCTCCGCCACTTACTTTTCTTCCATAAATATCGTAATCAACATCAACTTCAAATGAGCTCAGATTAAACTCTGAAGCTGCCCATGAACCGTCAGCAGTTAAAGTATCTGCTGCTTTAACAAAGAAGTTTCTTCTTTGCCATTGATGTCTTTTTTCTAAGAATTTAAATACAGGGTCATCTGTAGGTTTCTTAGCTACTTTTGATAAATATGCGAAGAAAGGTGAAGCAGCTGGGTTTAATTCAGCGACTCTCTCGCCGAAGTTAAATATTCTTCTGCTATCATTGATAGAAACACCTTGAGGTGTAACACCAATGCTAGGTGAGAATATTCCGTTTGCGTCTTGTGCCATTTTGCCTTCTCCTTAATTAAAATGGATTACGCTTATTGAAATTTCCAATCATCGCATCCATCATTTTATCTTCTACGTTTTTAGTTGGCGACTGGTCACTAGCTCCTGGCTGGACTCCGATAGGTTTTGGTATACTTAGCTTTTCATTACGTTGATTCATCACTGCCACTTTCTGTTGAGCTTCTGGGGTTATCTGTGTAACCTGTTGTGAACCATTGTTCATTTTCAACTGGTGAAGTTGCACCAAATTATCTAACGATAATGAATCTGGTGATGACATCTGAGCTACAAAATCACTAGCTTGCTGAGGAGTATAGTTATACTTAGACTGTAAGTCTGTCATAACTTTCTGGTCTCTTGCAATAGCTTCTTGCTCTTGTTGTGCTTTAGTCATCGTTTGCATGACTCTTTCATTTGAAGTTGCTACATACTCTGACATAGATTCCAAATAAGATTCTTGCTTAGCTAAATACCTTGCTGATGCACTATCAGGGTCAGTTAAAGCTTCAGAACGGTCGAAGTCAGCAGGCTTTGATGGTTTAACAGGTTTTTCTAACACTGTTTCCTTCTCTACTGGTGCTGCTTCTGTAGGTTGACTCACTTTGGTCATAACTTCGGCCATCTGTGATTTCAATAAATCTACTTCTGCTGCACGTTTATCTGCTTGACTTTGCCAGTATTGAAACTGGTCAGGGTCGTTCTTTGGTTCCATAGCAGTCTGAGTCTCAGTAGGTTCACTATTAACTACTTCTTGGCTTACAGGAGCAACCTGTTCTTGTGCTTGTCCAAATATTTCGTTAAAAATGTCTTCTGAAGCAGCTGTCGGTTCAGTCGTAACACCTTCTACTGCTTGCTCATCTACTCTGTCCATTGTATTTTCTTCCATTTTATCTCCTTGTTAACTCTCCATTTCTTCAGTCATAGGTTCAAAAACATCAAGTTCTTCAACATCTTCCTGAGTTACATTGGAGTTCATCAACTGTTGTTTTGCATCGTTCAACCTTGCTTTATAAAGCGTAGTTGCCATATCAGCACGATTAGATACTTTATCTAAATCTCCACTGAATTTTTCTACTTCAAGTCGTTTCTTAGCGTGAACTTCTTCACGTTGAGCAGTTTGTAAATCGCCCTTGACTCTTTTTAATTCTTCTGCCATAGCTTGCATCTGTTGTTGCATTTGTTTCATTTGTCCACTTCTTTCTAACACGCCATCTACATCTATAAGTTCTGATTTCTTTAACACTTCTGTTTGGTCTATTAATCCCATCTTATACATTTCCATGTAAGTATTTAATAATGCCATTCTATTTGTAGGTAATGTAGAACCAGAAACTACAACTATGTCATATTTACCAGCAGATATATCATGATACTTAGAAACTTCACCGTTGTCCATTTCTTTGTAATAATTAAATCGTTCTTCTTTTTCATTTCCATTAGGTTGAACCAATCTAATTACTTTTTCTTCTGTATATAACTGCTGTATTAAAGGTATTGCTACTTTAGCAACTTGATTCAACATACCTTCTATATCATCTCTTCTTGATTTAATTCTACGCTGGCCAAATTCATCTACAACTAATGTTCCTCTATAAGTAGACGGTGCACTTTTAGCACTACCCTGCATAAGTTCAAAAATACCAAAGCCATATTCTAAATCATATTTAGCATCAGCTTCATTTTTATACAACTCATTTGGTAGTGGGACTGGGCCAGCTACAATCGGTGCACCTAACTCTGCATCAAATTCAATAACACTTGTACCTGCTTTACTCCATTCTTGTTCTATTTGATTTAAATCAGCAGAACCTCTAGGAATTAATAGCTTAACATTTGTACTTGTACTTGCATGTGCTATAATCAATGAACGAATTTTATTAATGTATTCCTGCAATGGTCTATACAATCTTACATCTGATTCAGGGTATGGATTTCTATGATGAACATTCATCAAAGGTACAATAGGATAATCCTGTATTGGCATTAAACGTTCATATAATAATTTATCTCCAACTGTAACAACTTGTCTAACTCTACATTCTTCTATTTCATTACAAACAATTTCTCCAGTTCCTTTTAATTCTTCTGTTGTCATAGGAATTAAAATAGTAGTACTTCCAGGTATGGAGTTTTCGTCTTCTTCTCCTGGAACTCTTACAGGTTCTTGAGGAATAGGTTGACCTTGTTCATTTACTTCTAAATCTGGAAGTTCATAATGAAATATATTTCCAGTAGTTTCAATTATTTTGTACATTTCTTCTACAGACTCTTCTTCAAATAATATTATCTCTTCACCTTTAACAGTTTTTACTTTCATATAATATTTATTTGAATACTCAGCAAATTCTTCATAGTCAAATAAAAATTCTCTTTGTGAAAAAGGTTCATATACATTGTAATAAGAATGTCTTTCTCTTGTATATCTTTCTATGTATTGTCTTCTATTGTGTACTGTTTCAGTACCATCTGTGTCAAATAGCTGTCCTTCTGTAGCTGCTAAGTTTGTAACTGGATAATCATCTGATTCGTCTGGATGCATTGCTGATTGTTCTATAATATCAGTAAATTCTGGATATACTTGCATAGCTTGTTCGTCTGTCATATAAGTAGTAACTAAAATATGAGCAGCATCTCTTGCATATATATCTTTAGCATTAGGGTCGATATATACATCTAATGGATTTATAGATTTGATATATACTTCACCTTTACCCATATCAGCATCAGGGTCTTGATAAACCTGAAGAACTCCCATTCCACCAACATAATAGTCGTCAATAGATTGTTTTAGTTCTTCATCTCCTGTTGATATTTGCCATATATACTGAAACAAATCAGAAAATACTTTAGCAGTATCTCTGTCTGAGTCTTCTCTTCCAGTACTACGGAACTGAGGTGAATTGTATGTAAGAAGGGACTTAGCAGTCTCTACAATAGGATGTATTCTGTTTACTACGATTGGTGCTTGACCACGTGCTTCAAGTGTATCACGTTCTTCATTGGTCCATTGAGCACCAGCTCTAAATTCTACAGATTCTTGAAATTTTTGTGCCCATAACTCTCTAGCACTTTTATAATCAGTAAATACTTCTCTGGTTAGTTGCACTTCTTCTGGTACTTCTACCTGATTGACATCTCCAGTTTCATAATCAAAGACGAATTGTAAATCATCTTTTCCTTGCGTCCTTGTGCTTTGAACTCTTTTTTGAATCTTTTTTGGCATCTATTGCTACGTATCCTTTTGGTATCTCTACTTTGTCTAATTCGTCTATCTTGCGAATAAAATCATCAAATTGCAGAAAATACTTGCTTTTATCCATAATTGTACTATAGCGAAATTACGGGAAAAATGTTGTTGTTGTCAAGAGAAATCTACAGAGTCTTCCAAGATTTATTGGATTTTCTGCTATATACGGAGGTTTTGTTCTCTGATTCTACAGAATCGTGTACTGGTTTGTAGCAATTTTTGTTAGCATAAAAGAATCCATCAAGTAAATCATCGTGCTTTCCACGTGGATATAGAGTTAATTCGTCTACAAATGCTTGCATATTAGGTTGTATATGTACCTTCTTGTTAGCAAACAAAGGTTGCAAACTCTCTAATCTGTAGGATTTACTAGTTCTAGGATTCTCTTTAATCTCTAGTCCAGGTATAAACATTCCTAGTTCTTCTGCTTTTTCTTTGATATATTGTCGTAGCATCTCCTGATACCCAACCGATTCAATCCTCGTTTTATTACTTCTGTAGTTTTGAAAATTGTTAATGATGGAATCAGCCAAATCCAAAGGAGTAGCACGCTTCCTAAAATAAGGTAGGACAAAACGATTATTATCCCCATCCACTGCAATATTGAATATAACACTAAAGTCTGCTCCTTTCTTTGTACTAGATGCGGGGTCGATGCCAGTGAACACGTTCACAGGTCTCCTCTCTTCTACTTCCTCACCATTAAGGTTCGTCAGGATGAGAGTTGACAACCCCTGCTCGTCTCTTTCAATGTAGCCATCATAGTATCGTAAATCATCTTTTCTAAATAAATTATCTTCATCACCAACGATTTGACACAGGTATTCCCTGTAAAACACCGATAGTCTGTTGATACTTTCTAATTCTTCTTTCTTATCTTTTAATTTTTCTATAGGCCACACTTCGGGCCATAGACTAAGGTCTTCTTCTAAGTTAGGTCTAAACTCTAAGGTATTCCACCCTTTCATCTCTTTTAAGGTTTCCACCAAGCATCGTTCATGCTGGGGAGTACCAATAACAACTATCCTACCCGTTAAGGGGTCAACGGACGGAACTCCAGATTGTAGTAGCCAACGAAGGTTATACTCCATTGCTTCAGACGTCTTGGTATTGTTTTCATCTTCAGGGTCATCTAAGATTAATAGAGTAGGTCGTTGGTTTCCATGTTTAATACCACGTATCTGTTGTCCTGTCCCTTTGCAGATAATCAAGCTACCGTCTTTTAGTTCTACTTCTGTATTAGTCCATTTACGTGCAGACTGCATTCCCCAATAGCCAAAGAAGTATCTAAACTCCTGAGAATAGTCTAAGACGTCTTTAATGGTACCTAAGAGTTTAGTAGCATGGGATTGGGTACGGGATACAAGTACAATCACTTTTACCCCTGGAGTGAACATTAAATGAAACAAAGGAAATATCCCTGCTGCTACCGAACTCTTAGCATGACCACGAGGTGCAATGATATTTATTTGCTTCTCGTCTGTGTTTAGTAGTTCTGTTGTTAAGTCATAGTGGAATGGAGGGGATTCACTACTAAACATATTAGGCATCACCATACGCCCAAATAACAGCATATCTTGCTGCATCTTTAATAAAATATCTTTTTTATCCATTCTGTATAACTACTTCTACTTCAAAATCTTCTGCTACTGCCTGTAGTACTGCTAGCAATTCACTCAGATTCGTTTTGTTGCCCGATATTATTACTATCTTCTTCATCTACCTGTCTCGTTTGGGTTGCTTTTAATTTCTTTGTTTGCGTTTCAAAGTTAGCTTCTATCTGATGTGACATATCCATTTCCAACGATTCAGTAACTTGTTTCGTTTTAGGTTTCATATCTAAAAACTCAGACAGCTCTTTAGCTGCACGTATCATATTACCAGAGTCTTCCTTTACTTTAGCTACTTCAATAGCATCTTTTATCACATCTAATACAAAGCCTTCGTCAATATTCTTGTCTACCAAGACTTCTTTCAACTTATCTTGTATCATCTTCTTTACCTGTTTCGTTTTAAATAATCTTTTTGCAGCCACCACGGGATTATCTTGGTCAGGCCTATATATCTTGCCTATTACACCCCAATCTGGCGATTTACCTGCTAATTTGTACGTTATATACGCATCCATAGCTAAGTCTGCACCTTTTTTCTGTACTTCCAAGTCATTATAGCTCTTTGTAGAGACTGTACTGAAGTTATTAGACTTCCAATGCGGTTCAAACTCTAATTTCCCCCACGCTGTGAGCCATTGTCTACCATATGGGTAGGTATATTCCACTTTTTCGCCATATACCTTGCGATAGATGCACTCAGCAACATACCCATCGTCTGATATCCCATACTCTCCCTCCTTTGCTTCACCCCAATGTTTCCATTTTAAGCCCTGTTCTTTAGCTTCTTGCTTAGTAAACACCTGGAACGTTTGAGATTTAAAGTTATTTCTCTTCAGCTTCTTTGTTATCTTTATCATTAACCTTGTATTTTTTTTCTAAAAATTTTTTGAAGGGTTCTGTTTCTTTTTTAAACTCTATAAACTCTTGTAATAGCTTATCTATGTTGAAAACTAGCATTTGTTGGTCCTGTATTTGTTTATCCATTCCTGTTAAAATGCTCAACATTTGTTTGTAAGTAAGCTTATTCTTTGCTTTTTTCATTTATTTCCTCTTAATTAACTTATTTCCTACATCTTCTATTTCTTTAGATACGTCTATAACGTCGTTATATGCACCTAGAAACGCTTTTTGAAGGTTTGTTATACTTATGCTATCAAAATGACTCTTAATCCTTTTATCGTACATTCCTTGCAGTAAACCTTTAGTAGATGTATAATAACTTCTATATCTATCTTTTTTTAAAAGACCTTCTGCATCCTTCGGTCCTTGTATTACAATAAAGTTGTATGTGTTAGTACCAATAACTACTCTATCTTTCTTGAATATTTTATCATATATAATCTTCATTTTGTATTTCTCCTAATGTAGGGTATAAATAAGATATAACTTATACGATATAACTTAATCGTAGTTTCTACAGAAACGTAATAAATAAGCTTATCTATTACGCTTATAGGCTAGCTCTTATTTTTTATTTCGTATAACCCTAGTTTCATTGCTTCTTGTTTAGCTGTAATTTCTAATTCAGCTTCCATCATTTCATAGATACGTATCATTTCTTCATTTGCGTCATCAAATGGTACAGATACCCATTTACCTGTTTCTTTATCATATTTTTCTAAAATGCGTTTCTTACGTTTCATATGCTATAACTTACACAACAAACGGTATTAAAGTCCAGATAAAAAAAATCCAAAAAAAAATTGGGTTAGAATGCGTGTGAGTGATATATATTGAATCTACCCACCCCTGATTTTGGTTTAAAAATATTATTTACGTTGAAATACACGATTTAGTTGAGAGGGTAGGTTAACCAAAGCTCAGGGCCGTGGGTATCTTCTTACACCCCTTATATGGTAGGGAGGAGAGACCTTTTCCCTAATAACATTAATCCATTTAACGAAAGGAAGTTCACAATGGAAAAACAGTTTAATATATACTTTAAAGCTTTTTGGGGAAAAGGGAAGAAACCTTCTCTTCTTAGCTTTGACCAGGTTGGTGTCGGGAATAACGTGGAAGTTCAAGCAACGCTTGCTGATAAAGCAATGGTTGAAGAGAAGCTTACTTCTCTCTTTGCCGAACGCCCTTCATTAAAGTTAGGTGACCTTAAATATGATAGTGAGTACTCCAAGTTTAGTACCGTCGTATTAGCAGGTGGCCGTTCTGGTATGAAGATATAGCACACCTTGGATAGGGGGATTCGTCTCCCTATTCAAATAAATACCCTACAACAAAAAAAATGTAATTGGTGGAATGAATGGCGAATAGTCCCAATACTTCACTCAGAGGAAGCGTTCTGAGCATTCCATCATATTACATAAAATGTAGCAAGGGAAGAAGACACCCCTTGCACAGCGTAATAATTAAATAATATAAAGGAAACTGATATGAAAAGTATAAGATATCACTTGATATGTGAATTAAATCAAAGGTGGAACATAGCCTTTGGTGTAAAAATGTTTGATTTCAAAATGTTAAAGACCAATGCGTTATTAGCATTAGATGAATGTCAATCATTACAAGAAGTAAAGAATATAATGCGTGATTATCGTAGGTATGATAAGTTATCTACAACAAGCGGTAGTCAATCAGCATTCTATAATTAGAGGCAAGAAACAACTACTACGATAGGGCGGACAAAGAATGAAACCTGGAAGACTATTGTAGTAGATTGTTTCGATTAAGGGAAATAATTGCATTAGAGAAAATTTTAAATGGTAATAATGCAGCTATATGCATAATAGTCTATAATTGGTCCTAATTCAAACATTATAGATTATTTCTCTTTTATTACAAGAGAAAAGAAATAAAAGGAAAGTAATCTTAACAGCTGATAATAATGCAATAGAAGACAAATTGGAGTCCATTATTAGTATATATACATATAGATTATTTCCCTTTTATTTCGTATATTCACAAGCAAAAAAAAGGAGAAAAAAATGCTTATGATTTAATGCAAAAGGCATGTGACAATATCTTCGCCAAATTATCTATCATGATAAGGATATTTGTCGATACAGTAAGACCTTTATAATGGGCTGATAAATAAATGAAAGGTAAAATAATGACTAAAGAAGAATTTGAATACTATAAACATAAAATACAAACTTATGGAGAGCAATATGAATAAGGCAATAGCAACAGTTTGTTTTGCATTCTTTGCAATACTAATTTATATGGGTTGGGTAGTTACTACATATAAACCAGAACAAATTGTTAATACAACAGGACCATTACCAAAGAAAGAGGTAAGGTCTGATTACGAACTACCAGAACTTTCTGAGACAGAACAAGCAGTCACTGATAGTATTATTAAAGATACAATCAAACAAGCAGAACAAGAATCAGAAAGAAAAAGCGTAGAAAGTATGCGTAATGAAGTTATCAAGATACTGGACAAAGCAGTAGAACAAGATAGCACCATTACAGTATCATTTAATATGCAATGGACCCCTTCGTGGGTAGATTAAGTAAAGGAAGTTAATCTTTTATAGTGCGTGGCAAGGTTTTGTTTATATCAGTTAGTACTTCCTTTCCCTTGCCAGCACACCCCTAATAAGATTTTAGATAGATAAAAATAGAATGTTTTATAATGAGGATGTCAAGCACATACAGTAGAATATTTCATGATTAGGCCAATCATTAGTACTTATAATACTTGTGTGTAGAAACACTTTATAAGCAAGAACATATTTCGAAGAAGAGTGCACATATGGTTTTTATCTATCTAATAAATTTAATAACAATAAGGAAAATAATATGAATAAACAGGAACTTTTCTACCCTGACGCAGTATATAGTAAGGAAGTAATAGATAGAGATACCATTTGGTTAGTCTATTATGATGTAGATAATGCAGAACTATATCGTATGAGAGTAGAAAAAGTAAAAGAAAGATGGAACAAAGAAGCCGAGTTCTATGCAGATAAATATAATGATGAAAAGGAAGGTTATAGATGATAATCATTGACGATACAAACACTTGCAATAAGTGTGGTGCATATTATGTAGATAATAACTATTGTGTCAATGGACATTACATAGACGCACTTGAAAAAGCAATTATACTATTAAATGATAATCCAGATATTACAGATGAATGCGATGGTATAATTGTTTCCAATGAACCTGAAATAGCAGAAACACTATTTGATATAGTAAAGGAGATGAATAATGAAAAAAGATAATATAACATACATTGCTAAAAATGGAAAACAAGTAACTACTACAAGAAAGTATACGAAATTTCCATACAAATTATCTAAGATTTCTATTGTAGATAATAGCGACGGTTCGTTTGATGATTGGTTAACAATTATCAATCCTTTTAGTGGTGAAGAATACAAGCTATCACCAGTAGAAGAAGCAGTATATTCTGTTATTATGGGAGCACAAATGATACCAGGATATATGACAAATTCAGAATTACAAAAAGATGTACGCAAAGGATTGGATTGGTTTAGAGAAAACAATGCTAAAGCGTATATGGTTTTGTTAGATTAATAATAATAAAAAAAAGGAGAGTAAAATGATAGATAGAACTATGTGGTTTCTATATAATAAACTTGGTGATAACGATAGACGAGCACCAAGTATTGATTCTATTTCTGGTATGTTCTTTAATTACTGGAAACTAATGAATGTAATGGATGTCAATACACAAACATTGAGTGCTATTGATATTTACAATGGTCTTAATAATTGCTATGATAAAACAGCAAAAGAAACAGCAAAGAACCTATATGAATATGGTGAAGTTGCGGCAAATGCTGATTATAGTGTAAGTTATTACGAACAAGAACACGAAATACACGATGTGTATGCTAATTGTGTGAATCTAAATGAAGTCTTAATTGAAGGTGGTGAACCTGAATTTGATGATACAGAACCATTTACAGAAGCACTAAATGAAGTAGTATACGAAGACATAGAGTATGAAGTAGCAAGTGAATCGTTTAATATCTATGAAGACGGTATTGAATGGTACAAAACCTGTCACCCTGGTGATGATAAGTTGATGACTTATATGTATGATACAGGCAAGAATCTTGACTGGGACGCTATTGATGATTTCCTTGGTGATAAATTGTCTTTAGTCGAAGCTCAGAATGCTGATATGCATCGTACACAAGTTAGAAAGTTTATGTTAGATAGACTTGCTAAACAGAACATTGATATCATAAGTAGTTTAGAACAAACTGAAAATGGTATGAAAGAAGTAGACCCTAATACAGGCGAACTTCAAGACTAATTAGTTACATCCCAGGTGGTCCGATAACAGGAATATCCTGAGTAACTTGAATCAGAATAGAGGTAAGTATGGTTATCCTACTAACACAACTAGCGGACTTGCCTCAGTTCTGAATAATATTAACAATAAGGAGAAACAAATGGGAAGATATTACAACGGAGATATAGAAGGTAAGTTTTGGTTTGCAGTACAGTCATCTGATGACGGTGAATACTTTGGTATGCGTGAGTCACAAAATTATATTGAATATTATTCTGATGACTTAGAAACAGCAAAAGAAGGTGTTCAAGAATGTTTAAATACATTAGGTAAATATAAAGAAGAAATAGATAAATATTTTACTAAATACTCTTCATACACAGATGAAAAACTTGCAGAAGCATTAGATATAAGCCTTGATAAGTTAAAAGAAATGCTTGTATGGTATGCAAGATTAGAATTAGGTAATCAAATAGTTGATTGTATAAAAGAACAAGGTTCTTGCTATTATCAAGCAGAGCTATAATAAGGAGGAATAATATGGGATTAGACCAATATGCAGGTACAATGCGTACCAAAACATATGAATATAAAACACCAGAAGGTGTAGAAAAAATAGATGAATATCAAATGGCAGGTCCATTTGAATGGCGTAAACACGCTAGATTACAAGAGTTTATGAATCATTTATATATGGAAAGAAATAAACTTGAATCTAAATGGGAATCAGATGATTTACAGAGTGGAGAAGTTGTCTGGAATCCTGTAAGTTGGAGTACATTAGAACTATCATGGGAAGACATTAACGAATTAGAAAAAGCTATAAACACTCAATATCGTAATTATTTCTGTGACGGTGGATTCTTTTGGGGTCATGAAATCCAAGAGTATCAAGCAGATTACTACAAAGAACAAGATTTAGAATTTGTAGAGTTTGCAAGAAAAGCATTAAAAGATAAAGAAACAGTTATCTACGAATGTAGTTGGTAATATTAACTTATTGTCCCCTAGTGTCGGCCTAGTATGTCGTAACGGTGTATAAATCTAGATGGTAAACACGGCTAGGGGATAATAACATAGGAGTATGTATGACATATGATGAAAATAATAACCCTTTAAAGTTTGAAAAAAGCTTTGAAGAACGATTAAAACAATTTAAAAGTGTAGACCCTTGGAGTAAAGAGGGTATGCAAGAACGTGAAGAGTTCTACAAACAATATGGTAGAGGTTGGCCTTGGTTTGCAGGAGTGCAAAATGTACCAAGGTATGCTGACCAGTGGGTAGAACAATTTAGAATAAAGGATACAGATGGAAACGAATAAAAAAGATATGGATGATATGTGGGTATGTGATTATTGTGGTTCAGAAGAAGTTGAAGAGCAAGTATGGGTCTATATGAATACAAGACAAATAGTAGAAACTACAGGAAATGATAATTTCTGGTGTTCTAATTGCGAAGATGAAGTAACACCATTAAGATACTTTGAATGGACAGAAAAGATTGCTGAAGAATGCGGAGGCAATAAAGATAAATATGATGAAATAACAGCAGGGAGTAGAATGTGAATAATAAAATAGAAAATGGATTTAAAATAGATGCAAGTATATCTATTGATGTATACTATTCTTTTGACGAAGAAGGAGGATACTACATAGATACGGATAGTATGCGAGAAGAGTTTGAAAAAGCATTAGATGAAATAGAAGGTGATATATCAAACTTAAATCACGAACGACAAGAACACTTAAGAACAAAACATATGGAGGGATAATGAGCATAAAAAAGACAACTGACAAAGAATGTTTAGAAGCAATAGACTACTTTATAAATATGGATATGATTAATAATGGAATGAAAAGCGATGAAAGACATTATTGTGCAATATTAATTAAAAGAGTAGTAGAAACATTGGAGGTTCCAAATGGAAAATAATGCAAGAATAATAACCAACATACAAAACACTTTGATGATGGTTCGTGAACAGCTTGATGCTGAAAATATAATACCTAAAAGAGTAAAATACAGTTCATTATTAGTAGATGATATAGCTCAACGATTAGATGTTGGTGCTAAAAAGTATGGTATGCAAGTACCAATAGAAGAATCAGATGGAAGAATATTTACACAAGAAGCATACGAAGAGCTATGTGATGCTATTGTGTATTTATCTTCTATAGGACTTAATCTAATTGCTAAAGCTAAAACTGAAGATGAACGAAATAAAGCACATACAATGGGTAGTGTATTATTTAATATTACCTATCAAACAATAAAGTATATGGAGGAAATCTATGAAAAAGAAAAGATATAGAAAGGATGAACTTCAATTACTTTCAAAGCAGTTTGTAATGAAAAGAATAGAAGGGTTTGAGATAGAAGAACAACGTAAATATTATCTTGAACCTAAATTAGTAGATGAATGGTCATATTATGTTTATTGTACCTGGAGAGAAAATACTATGATAAGAGGTTGGGATTTAAGATATCTTGATGACACACCCCTTGGTATGCCTGCGGTTATGGATAAGCGTAGATATGAATAGATAAAGTAATTGGATTAGTGAGTTATTATATGTAACTTACTAGTCCAATAATAATAAAAATATAATAAGGAGATATTATATGAAGTTTAAAGGTAAAGAATATACCGAAGTAAAAGATAGAATCATCGCATTCGCAGATGAATTTCCAGAATCAACTATTGAAACAGAAGTACTAAGTGTAAATCAAATTATAGATACACCTACAGGAGAATCTTGTAACGAGTATGTAATTAAAGCAATAGTTAGACCAAACCCTGTACAACAACCAGAATGGTTTTATGTTGGTCATGCAGCAGAGCGTGATAACACAGGATTTGTAAACAAAACATCAGCATTAGAAAATGGTGAAACATCAGCAGTAGGTCGTGCATTAGCATTTGCAGGCTTTGGTGGTGACTTTTCTATTGCTAGTAAAGAAGAAGTAGACAATGCTAAAGCTAAACAAAAGCAAATTAATCCTACAGTAGCATCCTTATCAGCTATGGATAAAGCAGCTAACAATGCAGCTAAGGCAGGTAAACTACCAGAAGAAGACCACTTACGTTATAAACAAAAACGTCAAGCAGGATTCTTTGATACTAAACTTAAAGTAAGTCAGAGTACAGAGTACTTTGAATCGTTAACGAAAACAGAAGGAGCTAAGTAATATGGCTATAACTGGAACAAAAGTGAAAACCAACACTTCCAATAAAAATTGGTTTATTAATCACTGCAGAATTGTAGAAGCAGAACAAATAGATTCTCAATACAATGACTGTAGTATTCGTATGAAGTATGAAGATGTAGATAGTGGATATAACTATACTGCATTCATCAATCAGAACTTTGAAAAAGATAATAATGGTATTGTAACTGGACTTAAATATCCAGATGATGTGAATACATTGTATCTTGCAGCTAAAGCTGATTTAAATGTATCTGATGTAGGTCAAGTAAATGTAGAAAAGTTAATTGGTAAAGAAGTAGCAGTACTGAATTACAAATCAACTGGTAAATATAAGAACGCTACATGGGGAGTAGTATCATCTTTAGATAATACAGATGAACTTGGTAAACGTTTTATGGACCAAGTTGCAAAAGGTTATCCTAAAAACTACATGAAACCTACACCCGAAGTACTTGAAGCTAAAAGTGGAGACACTTTAGACAATGGTATGAAGGTAGACGACTTACCATTTTAATGACTGCTCAAGACATTTTATTAAGATGGATTGACTCTAAGGCTAAATCTTCCGACGGACACTTTGCTAGCTATGATTTAGAAAGTGAAGTGCCTGTCTACGGAAGGTTAGCACACCAAAAAGTACATACCCCAAGTACTTATTCTAGGGCATTTAGAAAGATACGTGAAGGTAACACTTTAATGCGTTTAGGAATAGAGTTAGAAGAATATATTAATTCAGATACAAAGGTAAAAGGATGGAAAATAAAGAGACTATAATTGAAATAATCAATGGTAGTGTTTCCAGTCGTAATGGAACTGTGTGTACTGTAGATGAATTTAATAGTATGATTAGTGAACATAAATGGAATGGTGAAATGTATAGAAGCTATTACAGCTTTGATGAAACTATGAAAGATTATGTAGAAAAGAATCGTACTGTTAAAGGATTTGATGGTCTTACATATTTAGATTCAATTATATTGGATGTAGATAAAGGTAATATACCAGATGACCAGTTCCAACCTTATTTGTTACAATGCCTAGGTGAAATACAAGACCTGGGCATTAACAAAAAGCACGTTAATATATGGTTCAGTGGTAAGGGATATCATATAGAACTATTAAATGTATTTGGCTTTCAACCAAGTAGAGTATTACATGAAAAAGTAAAGCTTACTATGAAAGAACATTTATCATTTGCAGATAGTATCTTTGATAAAACCCGTATCATAAGAGCACCATTTAGCTTAAATAAAAAGACAGATTTATATAAAGTATATATACCTTATCATAGAATCTGGAATTTAGATTATGCTGAAGTGCAAGAAATGGCTTCTAATAGTGATTCATATCAATCATATCGTGATGAAGATGGTGATTGGTATGATGATTTATTTAGAGACAAAGAAGTAGAACCGTATTTACAAAACCTTATTGTATCTACATCTAAAGCAGTAACAGGAGGAAACTATCGTAGTAAAGATACTACCTCTGTTGTTACGTGTATGCAACACGCATTCAATGAAGGTCCAGTAGAAGGACAAAGAAATATGAAAATGATGCGTATGTCTAGTACATACAAACGTGCAGGTGTTCCTTATATTGTAGCATTAAATGGTATGTTACAATGGAGTGCAGGAACAATGGATGATGAAGAAATAATAAGGACAGTAAGTAATGTGTATGACGGAAACTACCAGTATGGCTGCAATGATGTTATCATGGCAGAATATTGTGACCCTAAATGTATACACTTTAAACGTAAAGACTATACATTAGATATTAAAGATGTAAATGAATTGACAGCATCTTTAGTAGAATACTTACAAAATGATGTAACTAAAATGTCAATTAATATGGCTGATATATTCGATTGCCAAGACTATGTAATTAAACCAGGAGAACTTGTAGTATTTTCTGGTGATACTGGTATGGGTAAATCTGCGTTCGTACAGAATGTAGTACAGAAAGCTAATAAAAGTACTTTGTTTCTATCTTTAGAGATGAATGAATTTCTTACATTTAGACGATTTGTACAAATAGCAAACAATCAAACTGAGAATTGGGTAGTAGACCAAGTAAAGTCTAATCCTAATATATCATTTGAGAAACAACTTGGTCATATACAAGTAATGACTATAGCACCAGAGATAGAAGCTATCAAGAAAGTAATAGCTACACATGAACCTAATATTCTTGTAGTAGATACTACTGATGAAGTTCATGTTGATAGAGTTGAGTCTGAAATACAACGACAAAACATTATCATTGGTGCATTAAAAGAAATGGCACAGAAACATAATATAATTATTATAGCTGTGCATCACGTAAACAAGATATCTGCAGCAGGTAACACCATAGCTCTACATTCATTAAAGGGTAGTACTAACGTAGTACAGAAAGCAGATAAAGTAATCATGGTTAAAGGTAATCGTGACGAGAAAGCTAGAGTAATATCTAGTGAGAAATCAAGAGATGATGGCAAGTTTGAAATGACAGCACTCTTTGATTACGAAACAATGACCTTTAGAAATGTAGATTGGAGTTAAAATGATAAAAATAGATACAGTAAATAATGATACATCTATGATACAAGAAATTGTATTGCTTTATGTGTTTAAATTTGGAGTATCATATCAGAAAAATAAAGGAGAACACTTTGGAATACACTTTGGTATAGGTCCAATGGAGTTAAACTTTACTGTGAGGTTGTGGAATGGCACATCCAAATAAAATACGTGGTAACAATCTTGAACGAGAAATCGTTAATCAGTCGAAAGAGGAAGGGCTCTCTGCAAAGAGGGCCTATGCCTCAGATGGTAGGTCACTAGGGTATAGTGAAGTAGTCGATTGTGTAGTAGAAGGTTGGACCATACAAGCAAAACGTAGAAAAAAAATAGCACAATGGTTATACCCAGAAAATCATGGAGATGATGTAGATGCGGTTGTGACTAGGATGGATAGAAAAGAGGCGTTAATAGTTATGCCTCTAAAAAAATGGATAAAAATGATGAAGGAGATAAAAGATGGCAACGGTAAAGCTAAATAAAGAAGAAATAGATATGGTGTTAAAAGGTTTAGCTAATATAATTACGATTAAACATAGGTATAGAGAAGTTAAGATGCCTAATATAGATACAGATGTAATTAGAGCAGCATTACATAAACTAGAAAACCCATTCATTAAAGAAGAAAATAAAATACTTAGAGCGTCAGAAGATTCAACCGATAGCTTTGAACCTAGAATAGGGAATTGTGAGTGTTGTGATGACTAAATTTAACAAAGAAGAGTTATTGATAATGCGGTCAGCATTGCTTAACTTTAAAAAAGCACCTTGGGTATCACCAGGAGAACATAAGATAATTAAAAATATGTTAGAAAAGATACATAAACTATTTGAAGAAGAATAATAATTATTCCCCCTCAACTATTAACACGCTTTGAAGGAAGCGGGTGGTGAAAATCCACCTTACCCTTAAAAGCAAATACACTTGGTTGGCACTGATGTATAAATATATTAACTAGAGGGGGAATAGTAAGGAGATGATATGAAACCATTAAGAGACGAAGTTGTAATAAAGCAGCAGTCCAAAGAAAATAAAACAGAAGCAGGTATTATTTTAACAACAGATGTAGCAATCAAAGAAAATGTTGGTGAAGTAATAGCTCTTGGTAGTAAAGCAGAAGAGCTAGAAATAGGAGACAAAGTATTATTTGGTCCAGGGTTTGTAGTTCAAGAAGTAGATAAAGAAGAATATTTAATTATGCGACAACAAAATATATTATTGGTGTTAAATAATGAAAAATAAAATAGTAAATTCAACGTGGTCTTTGAAAGATGAAGGCCACTTGAACAAAAATAATATAATATTTAAGAAAGATTTCCCATTAAAACGTATTATAAGCGATTTATCTAAAGAAAATGACAAGTTGCTCAAAAAAAGTCCACAAAAATAGCCCTAGAAGGCCGTAAAATAAATTATTTGATATAACTATCGCCTAAATATAGATAGTTGAATGTCGCATTGATTAGAGCCTTAAACCTATATTAATTGTCATCTTGCTCTAATACTTGCTCTTCATCGGGCATTTCTTCTTCTCTTGAAGCTAAAGCATCTCTTCTCATTCTATGAAGTGTGTGTACTGGCACTCCAAACATAAACTCTCCAGTCATTGCAGGTGAATTAATTGTTTTTTTAGCATCTCTATAGAATCTACCAAATGGCATATAAGTATATAATGTATATTTTTGGAAATCTTCAAAATCATTATTCAATATAGCTGTAATAGGATTCAAAACAAAACGAGCAACTGGTGGTGTTACAATAGTTAATGGTGATAACACTGGGTGTGGATAAGGACTAAAGAAAGCTCTATCTCTTGCTTTTTTATCACCAAATAGTAATGATGCTGTATCTTGCATCCAATTCATAGGTGGTGATAATGCATAATCAAATATACTAGCAACAAATATATTAGCTAATGCTAAAGACATAAGGTCTGCAGTTAATTGTCTTTGAGCTCTTTGTGTATTATGTCCACCAGACCACTCTTCTGCAAATCCACCTTTATATGCTTTTATTCTTCTACCAATACTATTCCAAGCATAAGGATGGAAACGTGTCATAACTCTACCTAATGAAGTATTTGCTATGTTAGGTCTTTGTGTTGCATGATAAATAAACTGAGATGACTCTACTGTTCTGTTAGCTATTTCAATAAGTATAGGACTATCAAATGGTAATGACTCACCAAACTCTCCTAATATCTTTCTAGCATTAATGTATGCTGCATCCCAAGTTCTACTACGTAATAAAAACTCTGAGCTTCGCATGAATGTAGCACCAGTATTCTTTAAAGCATCCCATACTCCAGCTTCTTTAGCTGCTTCCATTAATGTTAAATCTGCAAAATCATCAAACTCTTTTAGTTTTTTATTTGTTCTTAATCCTTTTTGACCAATCAGTGTATTTATTCTTTTAGCTGCTTGTTCAAAAGGAATAATTAAACCTTGTTTCTGGAATCGTGCATCTTTAGCAGCTTCATTGATTAACATATCTTCAAAAATACCAATGAACGCTTGCCATTCTTCCCAATCTTTTCTAGTTCTAATAGTTCTTTTAATTTTTTTACCAGTAGCAGAGTCTTGTATTGTATAGGTAGTATTTTCTCCCCATACATTGTCTTCCCACCATTCGTTTTTTAAAGCATCAGTAAATGGTTTTAGTCCTACATCTGTAATGGTATTAGTAAAACCACCGTAAAGGTTAGTTAAAAATGTTTTAGGGTGAAACAATAATGACATCATTTCAAATTGACCTTCAAGTGCATTAAACTTTTGACCTAACTGAGCTATATATCTATCACGTGCTGTACGTTCAGTAGGAGCATCTTTAAGTAATTTACCACCAAAGATTCTATCCATTTTTTCTGTAAAGTTAACAACAGATTCATCTGTCATTAATTGATAAGCAGAATGGAATCTACCTATTTTATTTACATTTTTACCTTGTGCTAAATCTTTTAAATTTTTTAACCTAAGATTGTAAGCCATATTTTCAGCTTTTTGTTGTATTTCTTTTTGTGATATTGTTTTCTTTTCATTTGCTTTTTTAATGTAAGTATTAATTTCTGCTTTTTGAAAAACAGATAAACCTACATTAGCTTCTATTCTTGCTAGAAAATCTTTATCTTTTGTAGACAGCCCTAATCCTTCTTTTTTCATTTTATTATTCATGTATTTTTTTAATAATCCAAGCTCATCTTTAGTAATACCATGGATATCAAAGTTACGTAAACTAGGAAGTCCCATTTGATTCTTAGCAACATCCATCATAAAGTACGCCCAAGATTCTGTAATATTTTTATCAGTACCAAAAGGATTCTTTTTAACAAAACGTTTAATGTTACTATTAATTTTTAATGAAAGATTACTATTTAAAAGATTTCTATATTGAGCTCCTACGTAACTTTCTACGTGACTTAAACCTGCATTCCATTCAGGTAAACTAACTTCAGAACCACGTGAACGTAAATTACCATTGCTTTTAAATACGTCCATAGGTTTAGTTAATGTAAAATCTTCAACTACTGCTAACTCTTGAACGTCTGTTTCTGGATTAACTCCTTTAGTTCTATATCCTGCATATTTATTATTTAAATATTCTCTATACCTACTTATAGCTTGTGCTTTATCTATTTCTGTTCTAGCACTGGTAGCAAACTTTGTATCTATACGTGCTAATAATTTTTCGTTTTTAGTTACTCTATTAATTTTTGCTTCTATTATTTTATCAATAGCTTCTCCATTTAATTTAGCTCTTTGAACAGTATCAAAACCTCCAGTATGTGGTACAAAACGACTAACAACTCCTTTAGAATCTTCATATCTACCAATACTAATAGACTTATTAGGCTTTAATATTTTTTTATATTCTTCTATTTCTGTTTTTACAAGTTCAAATTCTTTTTTACTTAATTGTTTTTCAAAGTTTATTTCAGGAAACTTTCTTGAAAGATGGTCGTTTAATCTTTGATAGTATCTAAAAAAGTTTACATCTGTAATAGAAGGTAGTCTAGTTAATGCTTGACTTGGATTACGTATAACTAATTCACTTAAGCCTGCATACAATGCATCAATTTTTGTAGCATCACTTAACAATCCGTTTTTATCTAAAAATGTCATTTCTAATTGTTGAATTTCATATTTAATTTGTTCTTCAACATTAGTTTTAGATTCTTGTTTTTGTAGCTTTTTAGGTATTTTATATTCATTAACTTTTTTACCTAATGATTTTAATTTATCTTTTAAGAACAAATGCCTACTTTTAATAACATCGTTTAACACTTGCGTCATTAAGTTTGTGTAGGCATCATTTACCATATTGCCAACTTCTTCTACACCTTTACGTATACGTTGTCCTTTTTCTACACCAGTAGCTTCAAACTTAAATGTTAAACCTTCTTTAATCATTCTGTCGTATTCTTTTTTAAAGGTATTATATTTTTCAGTAATGTTATCTTTTTGTGCTTGATTTTTAACTCCAGAATAAAACTTACCATTATTGTATTCTCTTGAATACATTAGATATTTAAACAACAAATTAAAATCTTTTGCTTGCTTAGAATCTTCTGGTTTTACTAATCGTAAAGTTTCTTCTATTTGATTTTGTATATCTTTATCTTTAGAGTTACCTAATCTATGAAAAGCTAATGCTAAATTGGTATTATATTCTAATGTAGATATTGGTACTTCACCATCTTTTAGTTTTATATTACCATTCTTATCCAAAACAACTGTTCTAATTTTTTGATAATCAGGGTTTACATCTTGCATTACAGCAAACTTTAATTGATTTTTTAAAGTATTAGATATAAAATGTGAAGCCCAACCAGGTGCACCAACAACTTTATACTGACCAGTATCTGGGTCTTGTTTAATATATTTTCTTGTTAAAAATTTTTTAATAGCACCAGGTTCCATAATGCTTTCCATGTAATCATTAAATCTTTTCAAATCTTTAGCAGTAGCATCAGTAAACTCTTTAGATATTTGAAATGTCATAAAGTCTGTACCTTGTAAAAACATTTCATATTGTGCATCAATAGTTCTAGTTAAATGCGGATTATTTTTTAACATCTTTTTCAAACGCATTAATTGTATTCTACCAAATGTGTTTATACTTGTATCGCTTAAAGCTTTATCAAAATCTATACTTGTTATTTTTTTATATACTTCACGTTCAACTTCTATTTCATTGACTTTTTCACCAGTATCTTTTTCTATTTCTTTTACTACCTCTTCATTTATATCTTCTAATTTTAATTTTTCTTTTGTTGGTTTTTTTGAAGTACCAGTTTCTACTTCTACTTCTATATTTTTACCTGCATTAATTTCAGCAGCTTTATTATAGATATTATCTATCTTAGTAAAAAATAATCTAGTATTCATAGGGTCAATAGCAGGAGATTCAAATGTAAGCTTCTCTTGTAAACCATCTATA